AGAACGTATTGATGGTCCTACCACCGCTTTATACGGTGTTAAAGAGACCGGAGCCTGTAAATCTTTTTACGGTTGCTCATATATTCTCCCTTTTAATACATTTCGTGGCCTTTGCATGGCCCCCCTTGTTTCGCATACAAATGGTCCTATGATTGCTGGCTTTCACCTGGGTGGAGTTGAAAACTCCCCCCAAGGTTGCGCTGGCTTGTTGACCATTGCGGAATTGGATGCTGCTCTTGTGCAGCTTGCTAATATGGATGGCGTTTTGCTGTCCAAAAGTTCCGGTTCGGTGGAAAAAATTGTTTACGGTGTTCAATGGTTTGAGTCTGATAAGATTCATCCTAAGAGCCCTGTAAATTTTCTCCCGTTAGGAACAAATTGTGAGCTGTATGGTAGTTGCACTGGTCGTGCAAAATATTATTCCGAAGTTGTTTCCCTTCCTATTTCTCAATCTGTTTGTGAAATTATGGCTGTTCCCCCGCTTTGGGGAAAGCCTAAATTTTCAACTGCCTCTTGGCGTGAATCTCTTTTGTATTCGTGCCAACCTACTATAGGAATGGAACCTTCTTTACTTGAAGGTGCCTATAAGGATTATGTCCATCAATTAGATAGTATTTTACTTGATAAAAGGTGGAAATCTTTGATTGATGACACTAAGCCATTGACACAAATGGAAACTGTCTGTGGAATTGATGGTAAGCGTTTTATTGATAAAATGCCACCAAATACTTCCGTAGGTTTTCCGTTGTCTGGCCCTAAGTCTCAATATTTAGATTTGCTTGATCCTCAAGATTTTCCCTCTCATAATTGCCCCGCTATCCTTGATCCCATGTTTTGGGAAGAAGCTATGCGGTGCGAGAAGAAGTATCTTGATGGCGAACGTGCCTATCCAGTTTTCAAAGCTTGTCTTAAAGATGAGCCAACGAAACTGGACAAGGATAAAGTTCGTGTTTTTCAAGCATCTCCCATGGCCCTTCAATTGTTGGTTAGGAAATATTTTTTGCCCGTCGCTAGACTTTTGTCGTTGTTCCCACTAAAATCTGAGTGTGCAGTTGGAATTAATGCTCAAAGTCCCGAGTGGCATGAAGTGATGACTCATGTTGGTCGTTTCGGTAATGATACCACCTTAGCTGGCGATTATAGCAAGTATGATCTACGTATGCCTGCGCAATTAACATTTGCTGCATTTCGCGTTCTACTTCATGTCGCCCAAAGGTGTAATTATACCGAATATGATCTTATTATTATGTCTGGAATTGCAACGGATGTATGCTATCCGCTGATGGCCTACAATGGCGATGTAATCCAGCATTATGGGTCTAACCCTTCTGGTCAAAATCTCACCGTTTATATCAATTGCATTGTTAATTCTCTACTTTTCCGATGTGGAGCCATTGCCCTAATAGGCGATCGCTTCACGAGTTTTTCGGATATATGCTCTTTGATAACGTATGGTGATGACGCTGACAGTACGGTTAACCCAGATTTTCCTGAGTTTAATCACGTATCTTATGCTAATTTTCTTAATCAACGGGGAATTGTTTTCACTTTGCCCGACAAGACGGGAGTTCCAACTCCTTATATGTCGCGCAGTGAATCCCATTTCCTCAAGCGTGAATCCAAGATCCTAGGTGATACAGGAATCTTGTGTGGAGCCCTTGAAGAATATTCAATCTTCAAGAGTCTCCATTGTGTTTTCGCTCTAAATCTGTGACCCTTGCTGAACAATCAATTTGTAATTTGAATGGCGCTGCTCGTGAATTTTTCTTTCACGGTCCTGAAGTCTATGAGACTCGCCGTTTGCAATTGATTGAAGTTGCCAAGTGTCACAATTTCCTTCCAATATGCCCAGATCTTCAATTAACTTTTGAAGATAGACTGGAGAAGTGGAAAGAACAGTACACCCCAGACCTTAAAAGTCTTTAAACTTATGATAACCCGGTCGACGATCCGGTATGTGCATATCTCGTCCTTGTATTATTGGTTACCTGTTGTTGTAAATTTTATGTAGTTGTATATAATTGCTTGCTTAATACATGAGACACCGCCCTCGTGCGGTACCCCTATTTAGGGGAGTACATAGTCTGTACAAAAAACTTCATATTAAATATGTTAATAAATGTATATATATTTTCTTATTTTTCATTTACCATGAATATGTCTATATCAAAAAGTGTTGATCAGCACTTAGAACAAAATGTAAATTTTAATGATCAAACAGCTGACTGGGTTTATAGAGTACCCAGCCAACCTGATACTACATTCCGCGCAGCTGACGCGCAGGATGCTACTCTTGCAGAATTTTTCTCACGACCAGTACGCATTCATACCTTTGCGTGGACGCCTGCAACGCCTGCTTTCGAATATATTGACCCTTGGAATTTGTTTTTTACAAATACACGGGTTGTTAATCGAATCAATAATTATAATTTATTGCGCTGCAAGCT